GGAAGATTCCACTTAGCACGAAAAAGATTTTCATTTGCTTCCTGAACATTTTGTGGAGTAGTTTTAACACTACCTTCTTTAAGATCTTGATAGTTAAATTTCATTTAAACGTACACTCTACCATGATTTCAGTTAGTGCTGCGAGAAGATTTATCTCTTGATCTGCTACAAAAGCCGATTGGTACTGATACTTCGCCACAATAAGTACGCAAGCAGCGATACTGGGACCATCCAAATATTCATATAGAGCATCATACACCATACGAAGAATAGTGCTGGCATCATTATCAAGATTGGCAACAACCCATTTACGAACTTCTGGAAAGTTCTTTTCTTTGAGATATTTAATGAGATCATTTACTTTAACATCAGAAAATGTGGCAAGAATCGCAGAGTCAATTTTTCCACTCGAAGAATACCGTTGACATTCGTTAAGAACTCTCCGAAAATCGGGAAAATGCTTACTTATAAGTTCTGCAAGAACTTTTTGATCATATTCAATACGTTCTGCATCCATGATGCTCTGTAAACGCTTGAAGAATGATCCTGCCAATTGTGCTTTTTGCTTTCCCTTAATTGTGAAGTCCACAACGGCACAACGGGAATGGAGTGGTTCGATAATTTTGTTTTTGTAGTTGCAGGTGAAGATAAATCGACAGTTGCTATAAAATGCCTCAATATTTGCCCGTAATAAGAGTTGTACGTCGTTTCCTGTGTTATCTGCTTCATCGATAATGATGACTTTGTGTTTAGCAGATCCCGTAAGTGAGACGGTCGAAGCAAAGTTCTTTGCTTGGTTCCGCACAGTATCCAGGAAACGTCCTTCGTCGGATCCATTAATGACATAATAATCTGCTCCTAATTCATTGCACAATGCTTTCGCAATTGTTGTCTTACCAATTCCAGGAGGTCCAGCAAGAAGAAGATTTGGAATCTCACCCTTCTCCACAAACTCCTTGAATGTTTTTTTAATATCCTCAAGAAGAATACAATCTTCAATTTTCTTTGGTGCGTATTTTTCAACGAACAAGAAATCATTACTCATAATTAAATCCAATCAGGTTTCCGTTCTGGACGGCGAAGATAATTATCGCACACCCAGGGTTTAGATGCAACATACATCTTATAAGCAGTGAAAGTATCAATGCTATCATCAAGTTTATATTCATCAGGCATTGCCCGAGTGAATTCTTTTACATTAGTATGTTCAGAAATGGAAATCTTAGCATTGTTATGAAAGATTACCATTGCTTCTTCTAGAGTGCCCAAACAAGAGTGTCGTTTGCCATACCGATGTTCGTACTCAAAGCATAAATGTATTCCGTGCGTAATTAACCAGGCAAGATTGTAGTGATTATCTGCTGCCCATTTGGTACAGGGATGATTGCGAAATGCACCCTTCTCTGTACTGTAAGGAGTGCCGTCTTTCTTGGGAATAGTGCCCCAATCATAGTACCACTTGGAGAAGATGACAGAGACCATCTGACAGGTCTCCAAGGGCATTTTCACTGAGTATTTGTCAGGAAGTACTTGAGCAGACTTACTGGGGGACACATCAGTTACAAAGATGTTCATAATTAAAAGCAGAACTTTTTCAAATAATAAATGACTTGCTTTGGTTTATCCTCAAACCAAAATGCTTCGTGCTCAAGTCTTCTAATAGATCTATTTTTGGTCAAAGCAATTGACTTTTCAATATTATTCATTTTATGCAATGGTAGAGGCATTTTTCCAATTGGAATTCCGATTGGATTCATTCCCCTACACTGTTGTGCAGCATGAAGTGCTTCGTGATAAACAGTTTCATTTAAATTTTTTCTGGGATCAGGTCCATTAAGAATATTTTTGGTGCATACAAAGAATGTCTTATTTTCTTTGATAATTGCACCATAATAACCATCAGAGCACCAAGAAATATTTTCACGAATATTAAAGTGTGCTTTTGCGAGCAGATCTAATAATTGCTTTCCTTCAGAAGTCAAATACAGGGGAAATTGCATCAAGAAAAAGTGGAATCAGGTTCAAGAGCAATATAATACTGCAGATTGTACTTGCTGTTGCTGAATTGGGACAGTAGTTTTTCTGACACAACCACGTCATAAGCACCAGGAATAATCTTAATGTTTTCAACCTTAAAGTTGAAGACAAACTCCTTATCAGTCTCACCAACCACGATTGAGTATTCATTGGAAGTGTCATTCTTCTTATCCCGAACGACAAGACGTATCACACCTGCTTCCCCAACTGCAGAAAAGTCAGGAAGTTGATAAACTGCAGCTGCCTTAACCAATTTCTCTAAAGAAGCACTCTCAAGTTGAAAACAAACATCTTGTGAAGGTAGTTGAATCTCCTTTTCGGGAGGAGAAATAATTACATTTGGATCAGCATAGAAATACTTAACTCTACGCTTACCTTCCCGAATCACGATATGGGAATCATTACCAAAATCCAATTCAGGATCTTGGTGTAGACTCAGACCATTAAGAAATTGATTCAAATCATAAACGGCAAAATCACGAGGAAATTCTTCAATAATATCTGCTTCAGCAAGAATGTTCTTTGCCACAGAAATAGTACGAAGACGAGTTCCCTTCTTTACCAGAATTGAATTGTTAATTCCGGCAAAGTTCTTGAGAATAGTCAGAGAGTTATCAGAAAGTTTCATTGTTGTTCTTAGTTTGATTATTAAAACCAGCAAAGTGGTATAGAAGAATACCATAATGGATAATCTTCAGTGCGTCAAGGCGGGACATCCCATCCTTCTTACCAAAACGGGAAGAATACTTGATGAGATTATCACGGCAGAAAGGAACACCATCACCAATTGCATCAATCATATCAAGCACCTGAACCTTAGACTTTTCAGATGCATAGTGTGCATTATATGTACTTACAATATAATCATTCACTGCCTTCAGAGTTTCACCTTCACCAAACTTCCAAAAATGATCATTATTTGTCTTTTCTGAAGTAGTCAGATTAACATTCTGTGGAATTTTATTCAAATTAAATGATTGTGAACTCATAGTTGTACTATGATTATTTCCAAATGTTACTGCGGCCACAGGAGCACCAAAATTAAAAACATCTGGAGAAGCATATGGATTTCCAGTTAGACTAAATCCATCATCTTCCCAATAATTATTAATACGAATGTGGTCATCACCCATTCCACCAGGAAGATTAGAACCTAAAAATGAAATGGTATCATTGGATTCTGATCCAAACATCGTGGCATTTCCAGTTGGAATATAGTCACTATAACTTGTTTCAAAGTTTTCTTTCTTTTCAGGAATTTCAGACATAAAATTTCAAAATAAAGGACAAAAAGGGAGGAACATTACCTCCCCATATTATATCAGAAAGGGCAAGGTTCGTCAAGATCTGGAAGAACTTCATTTGATACCACAGTAGGCATCTTGAAATCAGCATCAACCTTATCATACAGTTCCAAGAACGCTTGCTTTGTTTCATCATCAAAGCGATTCACACAAACTTGAATTGCCTTTGCCTTATCAGCAAAGATACTATAAGCACGAATGATGTGAACGAGACGGCGGGTGGAGATGATTTCTTCAATACCACCATCATAAAAAGTCTTACGAATAACGTCACTCCAGTCAACCAGTCGCTTGCAGAAGTCACGGTCTTCTACACCAAGATCCAAAGCAACACCTTCCAGGATCTTCTGCTCTGTAGCAGGGGCAGGATAAGACTGCTCAAAGGTTACGGGAAAGCGTTCTAGGAAGGCTTCGTTGAGCACGTTAGTTCCAATGAACCTACCATCGTCCGAACCTTTGCCCTTAGTATTGGCGGTTGCAATGATGTTGAATCCACTTGTTGGTTTAATGAATGCACCAATCTTTTTAAGGAAAACTCCCTTTCCTTCCAGGATGGATTGGAGACAGAGAATTTTATTACTTGCGAGGTCGATCTCGTCAAGGAGCAATATAGCACCTCGTTGGAGTGCTTCGATAACGGGCCCGTTGTGCCAAACAGTTTCGCCGTTAATAAGGCGGAAACCCCCAATAAGATCATCTTCATCAGTTTCGATTGTAATATTTACACGAATTAGTTCACGCTTAAGTTGAGCACACGCTTGCTCCACACTAAACGTTTTGCCATTACCCGAAAGACCCGTAATGAACGTAGGATAGAAGAGATTGGAAGAAATAATTTTCTTGATGTCATTAAAATTACCAAACTTGACGAAGGTATCATCTTTATCAGGAATAAGATTTTGTTCTACAACAGGAAGGGCAGAAGGTGCTTGATATGTGCGTTCGATTTGCTCTACCTTCTCTTGAGTTACTTCCAGATTCCAACGACCACGATCAGTCTTAAATGGTTCTAGGCGACGTGTAACAGTCTGATAATTAATACTGCGAGAAGCGCAATATCCACGAATATCGCCAGAACTAAATTCGGAACCGAAGAGTTCTTTTAGGTCAGCAAACAGTTGATCGTCAGTCACAGAAGTTTTGCGGGGCATGATGTAGTTAGGTGGTTTTGTCTTGAACTCTCATAGTATAGCATTAAAAAAGGGGGAAGTCGGGGCCCCCTGTGACAGTTTGGAAAGTGGTTTAGAAAATATTATCCACGACCAAAGTTTGGACCAGGATTTTTCATAGATCCCGGTTTCCCACCTTGATTACCGTGAGAAAACTCTCTGCTTCTTGGTGTAGTCTTCATTGCTCCAGAAGGAGCTCCAGAAGGAGCGTTTGCATCTGCTCTTTGACGTGCATATTCATAAGTTCCGGCAACATTTTTTATTTTTTGATCCACATATTTTGGAACTTCCCTAACAGCACGTTGAACAGTTCCAACTGCTGACCCTGCAGTGCTTGCCACTTTATCAGCAAACTCACCAACGGGACCTTCACAAATGCTTTCTCTCCAATTTTCACTCATATTCACCATAATGACTTCTGCCTGCTCTACAGACTCAGCATAACCTTCATCAATCAGGTGTGAGAGGATAGTGTCATAGATGTCTTCCCTAACCTCAACATCTTTCAAGTTAGTAGTTCGCCTTCTTCTTGTTGGTTCTCCTGATGATTGGGATCGAGTTGTAGGTTCTTCATTATTACCTCGTAGTGTTTGAAGAGCCGCTACATATCTTGCCAGTTCCTCCTTAGTTTTTTTCTTCCCTAACGTAAATTGCTCATTATAAATCTCTACCATATCATCCCAAGTATACTCACTCAGGTCATAACCTTCTTCTACAAGTTGATTTACCCATGCTTCAACTTCTTCACCAAATAATACCTTTTTAATTTTCTTACCAGTTTCACTCTTACCCGCTTCTTGTCCTAAGCGATGTGCAACTTTCGCAGCACCATGAGCAGCGCCTGCTACAGTTCCCGCTGCCCTTGCTACATTTGCTTCATGTCCCCTACCAACTTCTCTTGCAGTATTCCATGATTTTTTAAGAAGTTCAGTATCGCGTTTTGCTCTATCTACTGCACCAGAGATTGCTCTTGCAATTCCACTCCTCTCTGGTTTTTTTGATTTTGGTTGCTCCGCCTTTGCCTGACTTTCTACGCCACGTGATTCTGGTTCTTTTCTTTCTGTTTCATTTTTCTCAGTCGCTGCTTCTTTCGCCTTTTTCTTTGCCTCTTCTTTGGCATCAATCTTTGCCTTTACTTCAGCATAAGAATCCCCACCAGTTCTTTTTCTTGCCCTTCTTTCTTCAGTAAGAACATGAAGATCTTCCGACAACTCATAAACATACTCAACAAAAGACTCAAGACCAACCTTTTCAATCAGAATACCAATACCATCTTCATTGAGTCCATATGAATAGAAGTATTCGGTGGCAACTTCTACAATATCCTCATCATAGATGGTATTGTTATATTCCTCAAACTGCTCTCTAAGTTCTTCATTATAAACTGCACTATAAAGCAGTTGCATGTCTTTAATTTGTTCGGTATTCATAAGTCCAGTATACTTTCCTAGACTTATTTATAAATTATGCAACCAGTTCTATAAATTCCCCAAGAACTTTCTTGTTCATTTTCTTACTCTTCAAACTCTTTATGAATGCAGATTTAATTTGAGTCTTAGTTGCATCTTCGGCAACCTCAAACTCCACATCATTTGCAAGAGCAGAAGCAGAAATTCCAAAATATGTATGATATCCAGAGTTTTTAATAGTAAAGGACTTTTCTTTCTTCCAAGAAGAAAAAATTCTATCATATTCTGTACCAATATATCCAGTATATCTGCGAATAAACTGTGAAGTATCACGAGATTCCAGAATCCTCATACCAATAAAATTGACTGTAGGAAACTTATCCCGAAGATTTTGAAGAAGAATATCACTAAAACCATGCCATTCTACATTCAAAGAATAAGTATTTCCAGTTTTACGGTCACGAAGAAATGCATTACTGCTAATCGAATTTACACCAAGATAAGGTTCTTCTAAATGACGACGACTAAACTCTTTATGATACTTAGGAGTATTTGCCTCACCATCTGTCAGAATTACACACTGAACTTTCTGCAATTTATTTTCTTTTTGAAAGGCGGGAAGAATTTCATGAAGAGAAATTAAAGCTTCATTTAAAGGAGTTCCTGAAAGATTCCAACCAACTGGAACACTATAACGACAATAATATTGATCACTAAAACTACGGGCAATCCGATATATATTCAACATCTGATCTTCCAGAGTCTTACCATTTGTCTTACTGGTAAGCATATTCATCAAAGAGAAGTATTCTATAACTTGAATTACACCATCCTTTTTCTGATACAAAGGTTGAGGCATAATGGGTTTATGATTCTCATCATACTTAACAATTGGATAATCATTTGTGAAAGAATAAACCTCAAAAGGAATATTGACTTTCTTACAGAACCAAATCAAATTAAAAAGTTGTTTTACGGTGTCCAACATCACACGACTCATTGATCCGGACCAGTCAAGAACGAACACCAGACCATGATTCTTACCGTTTGCAAGTGTTGTGACCTTACGGAACAAGTCTTCATTATATTTGTAGGTATGAAGTTTGGTACAGTCCAGAACACCTGTACGAGCGGTTGTGGCACGAGCATAAGAATCTGCTGCCTTACGACACTCAAACTCTTTTACCAGATAATTAACTTCCTTCTGTGCCGAACGCTTAAACTCACGAAAATCTTTATCTACCTCACCAAAAATTTCTTCATGAGAATATTCAGTATGATCAAGATATGATGCCCAAGATTGCTTGCACTGATTGTGAATCTCAGCATTATTTACAATGATTTGATTCACATTCAATTTGGGAATCTCCAAATAAACATTTTCCCAACCATCCCGATTCACAAGATCTTTGAGTGCTTCTTCAAGATTACCAACAGTCTTGACTTCAGGTTCAGATGTTTCACCACCTTGCTTACCTCTAACTTCTTGTTTTTGTTCCTGAGATTTCTGTTCACCAATTTCACCAGAACTCCTACCATCACCACCTTCCATTTCAGGTTGATTATTCTCACCTTCCGGTTGATCTGAGAAATCGGAAGCAGGGGAATTTCCACCAGACTGTGGAATTTCATGAGAATCCAGATTGATTTTAGTTTCTTCTTGCTTCCTTTGCTTACAGTACTCATAGAGTTCCTCAGAAGCGATCAGAACATCAGTAAAAGTTTCAGCGTCGGCAATTAAATTGATAATTTTAGTCTCTTCACCAGGTTCAATAAAGATATCGGCAAAGTTACCAATCTTAAAGTAAAGATTGGCACGGTCGGCAAGATTCATCTCATCAACTTGCTCATCTTCAATTTGAAAGAAGTCTTGTTCGACAAGTTCTTTGTATCCATTGAAGAAAGTCTTGGCAAGACCAGCATAACGACGCTTCATTAGTTTTTCGATGCGAGCATCTTCTACGATATTCACAAACTGAGGAGGAACTTTGACTTGCTCAGTCCAATCCTCATCAGGAGTATAAAGAGCATGTCCGACTTCATGACCAACCAGAAGGTCATACACAGTGTTGCTCGCTTTCTCCCACATCGGCAGAGTCAGCACACGAGTATGTACATTGAACTGAGCAGTCTCCACTTTCTTGTGCTCAACCACAAGGTCTTCGGTGGCAAGCAGTTTGGCGAGTTGGGACTTGATTTCGTGATTGACTGGCATTGGTGTTTTTTGAACTGACCGTATTATACAAAAAAAGGAGGTCTTGCGACCCCCCAGTGTGCCAGTTTGGAAAGTGGTTTTATGATCCACGATTACCTGAAGGGCCTCTTTCAGCAGTATCTTGTGTCCAATTTGCACGAACTCTCTTACCAGCAGGATGTTCTGGTTGATTTACTGCCATTCTATACTTAGCATCCGCCTGAGTGTCTTTGGTAGGTTTTACCGATTCAGGTTTTACTGGCGGTTTTCCCCTACGTTTTTTATGTAAAGCGGTTCTTGTAAATGTATCACTTAAAGGAATCCCACTTCTTGTATTCCTAACGTTACTTTTTTCTTTATTAGAAAGATTATCATCTACTCTTGCTTCAACAATACTCTCCATCCAACCTTCACTCATAGCGCCCATGATTGCCTCTGCAGATTTCTCATCAGATGCAAAACCTTCATCAAGAAGATATGATAGAACTTCTTCACGAATTGAACGAGTGTTTTGATATTCTGATCCATGACCCCCACTTCCAGTCATTCTATGTTGCGAAAAACCACCAGACTTATCCTTTCTCGCTGCCTTTTCTTGCTCATATCTTTCTGCGGGAGTTAAAGGTTTTTTTGCGGCAGATCTTGCTGCTTTTCTTTCTGCCGCTGCCTTCTCTTTAGCATCAATTTTTGCCTTTACTTCATCATAAGATGGTGCATTTTTATATCTTTTTCTTGCCCCTCTTCCTTCTTCTTGTGCCATGGGTATAAAAACTTTTTAAGTATTTATAAAAAAGAAGCGTCTCGTTGAGTGAGACGCTTCTTGAGTGCTTGGCGGCGGGCCTTTGCTTGTCGGAGGGCCTGCGGTTTGAGTTTCCGCTTCTGATCCTTCTTAGAGTGATGGTAGCGATTGGGGACTTGCATTGTTCTGTTTGGTTATGATTCTATTTTATATGAGAATCCTGCCTTCTTATCAAACCTTGTGACACTTTCAAATTTGTCCTCAAGTCCAGTCTTATGAGAAATCACAAATATATTAGCATCCTTTATGACATAACGAATAATCTTAAGAAATTCATCAGTTCCAAATCCATCGAGAGAAGAGTCAAAAACTTCATCTAAAATTAAAAGATTTGTATTCACAGAATTTTTAAGTCGGGCAACTTCTCTCCAGGTAAACAATAGACTCAAATCCACTCGCATCTTCTCACCTTCACTAAAAGAACTATAAGAGAAGTTCTCATGAATTGGAGATTGAATGGATTCATTAAACTCTTCATCCAAATGGAAATTAATGTAGAAATCCATCATCTGCAAATATCGATTCACCTGTTGATTGATGAAGGGAAGATATTTTTTGATAATTTTGGTTTTTACACCATCATCTTTAAGAAGAGAATATGCAAAATCATAATGAACGATCTCTTCCTTTTTAGTGCCCAAATCCTCAAATACTTTTTGGAGATTGGTCTGAAACTCTTCTAACTTTCCATGCTCAGTATTCTTGTTTTCAAGTTGTTCGGTAAGTGTTTGAATTTCACTTTCCAAATCCCTAACCTGTCGTTGGTTAGATGAAATCCTAGCATTGTTTTGAGAAATGTCATTGTTGAGTTTCGTAATCTCCTTAGATAGAGCAATAAATTGACGCTCTCTCTCTTCTTCTTGCTTTATGGTCTCTTCAAGATCTTTATAACCTTGTTGGAGTTCCTTGGCACTATTTTGAGCGTCGGTAATTCTATTTAACCGAAACTCTTCCTCGATTGTTTGAGTGCAGGTGGGACAAACCGTATTTTCAGTAAAGAACTTGTGCTCATTGGTAATGGTAGATACTTTCTGAGATAATTTACCTTTCAAATTTCCCAACTTTCTCAGTTTATCAGTTGCACCAGAAACTTCTTCCTGCTCTTTAATATATGAAAAAATACTTTCTTCAGTCATTGAATTTTGAATCATATAAGAATCATTCTCCTTAAGAAGTTCAGAAATCTTTGAGTTATGATTCTTAATATTATCTTTACCACGACTTTCTAATTGATCAATAAAGTTCTTTTGCATCTGAACCTTATCCTTAAGAGATTCTTTTTTATAATCCAGAGATTTAATTTGCTCCTTTTTCTGACGTATTTTTTCTTTAATTATATTATTCATCGAAGAAAAAATACGAATATCCAACAAATCTTCAATCACCTCACGACGATTTGATGTTGTAAGTTGCATAAATGGTACAAAAGTACTTGATCCTAGAATTACAATTTGAGTAAATGATTTATAATTTACCTTTAGAATAGTCTCTTCCAAAATTTTTTGATTAATGCGATCATCTGCTTCCTTATGAAGTTGCTTTGCATTCACTTCAATATCAAAAATATTCGGTTTGATTCCACGACGAACCAAATAATTCCTACTATTCACAGTAAACTCAATCTCTACCAAACAGTCCTTTTCATTGGTACTGTTAACAAGTTGAGGTTTATTAATTTTACGAAATGGGCGATTAAACAATACAAAAGTCAGTGCATCCAGAACAGTGGACTTTCCAGCACCATTCGTACCAACTATAAGGTTGGTTTGATTCTTTTGAAAGTCCATTTCAGTCCAGTTATTACCTGTACTTAAAAAGTTCTTCCATTTAATTTTTTTAAAAGTTATCATTTTTAGGAGGAATCACAATATCGTTTGGTGTAACCACTGCATACTTATAATTGTACATCTTACAAGTCTTTATGGCAAGTTCATCGTCTACTTCAACAATATCCATTTCTTTTTTTTCTTGATCTTCAAGCATCAAGGCATAGCGAGTCGCATCATCCTCTTCTTCAAAAAGAAATAAAACTTTTTCACCATACCTATCTTGAACGGCAAATGCACCTTCATCTTTTTTATCTTTAAGTGTAAGAAGAAACATTAGTCTGCTACTTCGCAAGCCTCCTTATAAAGATTTTGAAGAATTCCCTTAATAATATTTTTATCAAATTGAACTTCCGCCTCATCAATATAACGATTTAGAATTGAAATCGTATTTTCTTCTTCATCAACCGCAAATTCTTCATTTTCTTGAATTTCAAAATTCTCAACAATCTTAAGTTCTTGAATACCTGCCGTATATAATTTGTCTACAAACTTTTCAAAATCTTTTGGTTTAGATTTTTTCCGTACAATAATTTTTACAATTTTATTCTCATATTTGCTGGCATCAAATGTTTGATATGGAGTATCTTCATAATAAAGATTATAAAATAATTTATAAGGATTATTGATTGGTGTGTGCTCTAAAGTTTCCGTATCAAAAATATGAAATCCCCGAGTATCATTCACATCCGTCCAATACATTTCGTAAGGATTGCCAAGATAAAAAATCTTCCCATTATCGGAACGAGTGTGATAGTGTCCAGAAAATACCTTTGTAAACTTTGAAAAAATATTTGAGTCCAATCCGTGCTCATCCATGACTAGAGTATTGTTTACACGGAAACCTTGAAGTTCTAGATGTCCCATTGCAACCTTTGCTTTAGATTTCTTAATCACATTCATGGTTTCATCATGATTCTCACTACAAATCCAGGGAATAAATGCCATATCAATTCCACCAACTTTTGTATTTGTTGGAGAACTATAAGTTTTAATATTTGAATAAGTCTTAAGAAGAAGGTCTGGGGAGTTAACATGATTGGTATTCTTGTAGTAACAATCATGATTTCCTACAATCATGTGAACTTCATACTTACGAAGAGGTTCAAATACAACTCTCTTTGCCCATTCCAGACTTTGATAATCAATTGACTTACGACTATCAAAAGCATCACCCATATGAATGACTGTCTCTACTTCGTGCTCTTCTAGTCCAGGAAAGAAAACATTCTTATAGAAAAGTTCAAAGTGATCATGAAGATGCTTTGAACCTTTTTTTGCGCCGTAATGGGTGTCACTCAAAATTGCAACTTTCATCGATTGTTATTTCTGTACTGGATGTTGTCCTTCATACTATTATACTCGGAATTGCTTCCAGAAAGCAAGTTGTCGTCTATCACCATAACCTCATCAAATCCAGTGCGTTCAATGATTTTATTTTTAATTTCTAATTGTTTCTTTTCTTTTTGAATTCTACGCAGAAATGCATAGTGAATAATCTGAGTAAAATATGCGAATGGATTCTGAGACCTTTCTGGATTAAAGTTATGAATATACTGCACACAATTCTCAATCCCATCAGAAATCATATCCTCACGGAACATATAATTAACAAAATTAGGTTTATAAGATAAGTGAGTAGCAATTTTTAGAAAACAATCTCCAAGATAATTTGGAATTCTTGGTTTTCCTTCCCAAGGTCCAGACTTTGGGGGATCAATATCATATTTCTCAACATACTTTTCACGAGCAATATCTACCTTACTTCGATACAATATCATTGCTTCCAGTAATTCTTTATTGTTTACATAGTGCTCCGATTTCTTTTTTGCCATGGGGTCTCATTTATCCATTAATAAGTTAAGTTAATTATAGCACACTTTAAGGGGGCTTGACAACTATCAAAAATCCATATAGACTAGGTTTGTCCCGGTTGAAGATGAGAACTTAGCTTTCTTTAATATCTTTATATAACTCTTCAAGTTTTTTACGAGCAGACTCTACTGAAGATATGTACCCTTTTTGTTCTGATATTTTTACTTCACCTGAAGGTTTATATGCATCTATACTATCATCATAACTTAAATATTGCTGATAGAGTGTAATGAGTCTCTTATTTACAGTTTCAGTCATTGTAATTACTCTATCAAACTTTATAAAAAAGATATCCTCATCAGATAGTTCCATCCAAGGTTTTATCTTCATATAAGTATTTCCATTACTACTGACGGATTTCATTACAACAGGATTTTGAAGAATAATGATTGGATCACCATCATTCTCATCTACCATGATAATTGATAGAATTTCTTCTCCAGATATAAGTTTTAAAATGCAATAAAACTCTTCACTCATCATCATTTTAGTGGTATGTTAACAATATCGTAATTGAAATTTTCTTCATTATAAATTTTAATTCTCTCAATAAGATGATTTAATGTATAATTCTTTCTTGACTTATAACTGATATCATCGGCAATGTCATATAGAGTTGCTTTTACTTTGTTTTCACCTTTTCTAAGAACTCTACCGATTGATTGAAGATTTCTGATTCTCGATTTACTGGGAGAAGCAAAGATAACATTGTGAAGATTTCGAATATTAACACCAGTAGAAAAAGTGCCATAAGAAGCAACGATGATTGCATTATTCTCCTTTTCGGTTATTTCTCTAACTTTTTCCCGTTCTTCAGTTTCTACACCGCCATGTACAAAGAAAACATGTCTATCGTCAATCTTATCATTATTTATGAGTTCATATAAAGGTTGTCCATGACCTTCGACTCTTGAAAATAAAACAAGAGTATTTCCCTTTAAATCTAGAGCAAGATTTTTGATAAAGTTATTTCTCTTTTGATGATTGATGATATATTGAACCTCATCCTCAAAAATATCAAACTTATTTGGAGGATGTTTCAATAGAAGTATTTTGATGTCTAATTTGGCAAGATGTCCTTTTTGCATCAGTTCATCGGTATTGATAATCTTGTATGAAGGCCCAAATAATCCTTCCAATACCCACTTATGAGTCTGACTTCCATCTAGAGTTCCGGTGAATCCAAAGCGATATTTTGCATCACAAAGTTTCGTCATTATAGATATTAATGACTTGGATTTAAATTGGTGTGCCTCATCTCCTACGACTACATTAAATCTGGAAAAATACTGCTTGGGCAATTTGTAAATACTTTGCCAGGTAGTAATAATAACTTGGGAATCAGTTTCTCGTTCCTTACCAGCGTATATCTTGTGGCAGTATGAACCAACATCCCATCCATAATCTGCAAAATCTTTATACATTTGTTCTACAAGGGAAGTCGTCGGCACAACTATCAGAATATTTTGTTGTCTCTCAACGTAATATCTCACAACAGAATATATCATCAACGACTTTCCAGAAGCAGTTGGAGATATCAATAATTTTCGATTATGTCGTAAGGCGTCGTATACTCCCTCGACTTGATAATCACGTGGGGCGTGTCTACTGATTGCAGTCATATAATCTTTCACACCTTCCTTTGAGATGTTCTCATTTATCTCAAAGGGAAGTCCGTAAAATTTGTTGTTTGAGAATTCATACGTATATTCATGATCCTCACAGAATCGGATAATTCTGTCTAAGAGTCCAATATAAATTTCTCTTGTATCTACATTAAACAAATATATACGACCATCCCACCATTTATTTTTATAAGATGGGGAAAACTTAGCATTTGGAACTTCAAATTGAAATGCGTCTCTTAATTCATAATAGATATGAGGTTCTGCTTGAATAGTTAAATACACCTCATTTTTCTTTTGAATTATAATATGTCCATTAGAGGTATTTTGATGCTTTGTAGGTTCCATTATAACTATAGTTCAATTGTTTTTTATTGGAAAATGAACGACCTTCTTTAATATATCTTATTGCGGTGTTCCTTCCTATAGAGTATTTATCTACTGCCCATCGTGCTGCTTCATTAATACTTTTAAACTTTATACCTTCAACTTCTATTTCAATTCTTTGTGTATTGCAATTTAATGTATTTGATGCTATTTCTATTTTCTTTTCATTGGATTGATTGTCCCATCCATCTTTTATTTTTTTTGCTCTCCATTCTTTATGAAACTCACATTCTTTCTTACCTAATGTTGAGAGACGGCATATATCCTTTGATTGTTGTGTATGTTTATATCCCAATACTCCTTCTCCACCAAAAGTTCCATTATATTCTGGTTTTAGTTCTTCTATTAATCTTGGTTCTTCTTTTTTCAACAGAAAATCTTCATCTCCCTCCAATAAAATCTCAAATGAAAAATTATCTTCTCCATATTTTTTAATTGCTCTAATAATTGGTTGATTGTTTGATTTTTTACTACGAGCAGATGATAAATGTTGATTAAATCTTAATTTTGGATTTTTTTGACTAGTAAATCCAATATAAAATTTTCCGTTTATATTGTTGGTTATTTTGTATATGAATGCCATAAACATATCTCCATCCCAAAGTATTTATAATAAAAAAGAGGCATTTCTGCCTCCTTAGTTAATTGTATCCAGCACTAAATCTCATAAACTCTATTGCATTTTTGATTTGGTATGTTCTATTGGAAATGGTTTTAATAACTTCTTCTAAAAACTTAAGCATAATGTCATAATATCTAACCTTTAAATCAATTTTAGACAGTCTCTCATCCGCACTCATATGCCTCTCTATAGCATCCTTCTCTCTTACCTTATACGGAAATGGTTCTTCTACATATACCTCTGCTGGTGCCTTTCCTGTGTAGTAGTTATAACGTTCTAGACGTACTCTATTATAAGTTTCTCTTGCCTTTTCACGAAGAAGAGTGATTGTATTATATATTGTATAATATTTTGAGTGTAATTGTGGAATTTTTAAAGATTCATCGTGTAGGTTGTCGGGATCTATGACAGAATCTCTCTGCCACATCTCCTGAATTTCATCAAGATTCATTTTTTCTTAAGTGGATAAAGTGGTTTGTTATCTGTTCCTAGTATATCATAGATTGTGTATTTGAAGGTCACTTGTGCAGTAAAATATTGAACATCGGCAATTGTTGCATCAAAATCTAATGAAGTTATAGAAACTGGAAAAAGATCTAGAAATTTTACAAGTGCGGTTTCTTTATAATTGCTATTTAAAACACGAAGAGTTCCATCACTATATGCTTCTTTACCATCTTTTGTTCCATTTTCATCTGTAATTAAATCTGCATATTCTTGAAGACTTCCAGAACCACCCAATGCAGTCAACCAATTGTGAATGATCATATAGTTTTCCATATTCTCGTCTACAAGAAATTTTAATGTGAGATCGCCAAAAACTAATATCTCACCAGGAACATCAATTGTTTTTAAGTATGTTGGTTGTTTTGCAACACCTAAATTCAATTCAGGAATTTTTGCAGAATTGCACATAAATGAGACCTTAGGATATTTTGCTAAGGTAAATTTAAATCCGGCAGGAGATAAAAAATTTCTATTTTGAATTTGGTTTGCAAGAGGTGAAGTTGCCATATTAATATTTTCCTGACATCAAACCTTTACTTTTAGTTACCTTTAGTGGTTCTGGTTTAGGTTTTGCCACTACTGGAGTCACATCTATATTACGAACTCCATAATCTTTCCATCCACTATATCCCATTTTTTTGACAGTAGCATCTGTCACATCCGCTTGCCGATCACCAACATAAGGACCTCTATCAATTACTGGTACTTGTATGCTTTTTTTAGTTCCGGGATCTGTTAGTCTAACATTACTTCCCAATGGAAGTGTTTTATGAGCAATTCCTATAGTATTTGGAGTTAAAACTTGACCACTTGCAGTTTTATTTCCATACAATCCTGGACCATAAGCACTCGTGGGACCCATTAGCGCAAATGGTGTTGCCTCCACCATAAATTGCTTAAATGTCTTCATCGTTTTATTTGTATTTAGACAAAAAAAGGGATCCCGAAGGATCCCCATGAGATTTGTGAGAAAGACTCACATAAGGTTTGCAACAGCAACTCTTCTGTAGTAGACGTTGGTGTTTCTTTCAAGAACGCCAGGATTAGCAGTGTCTGCACCCTTAGCGAATGGGTTTGCAACAATACCATAACGAGTCTTGAATCCAATTTTTGGTTGGAAAGTGTTCTCACCAACGGCACGAACCATTTGGAGAGGAACATAAGGGCAGTAGAAGAGACCAGCATCATAAGGGGAAGAACCCTTATAACCGACAACGTAATACTGACCACCGACAGTTCCAGAGTTTGTGAAACCACCAGCATAAGGATCGATATAGACCTTATACTTGCCTTGAAGAATACCAGCGAAGGTATTGCCGGTGTCATCAACGTTAAGATTAGCGTTGAGTGCTGGGGTGTAATCAAGAACACCTGCCATGGTGAGTGCCGAAGCAACGTCAGCAGAACAGAGGATCATGTTACCCTTTCCTCTACGAGTTTGTTGTGCGATTGCGTTTGCATCGCGCTCGATTTGGAAGATAAGACCTTTGAACTTCTCAACAGACCAACGACCGTTGGAGTCAACGTCAAGGTCAAAAGTACCATTAGTAGCAACGTTAGTCTGAGCACCAGGCTTAGCAACGTTATAGATGGTACGGATGACTTCACGGTTGATTTCAGCAAGAATCTCAGTTGACAGAAGATTTGCCAACTCAGCTTCTGCATTCAGACCGTGAATTGCCTTGAGGTCTTGTGCGAGTTCGAGTGAATACTCAGCTTTCAGAGCACGTGACTTTGCAGTAACGGTGATTTTTTCAATCGAGAAAGACATCTCGTTGAACTGACCACCTTCGGTAGTACCAAGGTTTTCTGCATTATCGGTACGCATACCTTGACCGACATTATAAAGTGCTGGATTAGTTCCAGCAGCATCAAGAAGACCTGGATTTGAACCGGTTTGAGCAGTAGTACCAAGACCAACTGCACCATTAGTCCATCCTTCAGTTTCGGTGAATGTTGAACCTTGACCAGAATATGCAGAATCTACTTCGTTGTAGAAGGTTTCTGAACCACTCTGATTTTTGTACTTCGAACGCATTGCGAAGATGAGTCCAGTAGGACCGTTCATTGGTTGAACACCTGCGAGGTCATAAGCGACCAAGTTAGGCATTGCGCGTCTGATCAAGGAGATCAGAACTGGATCGAAACCTGCAACAGGTGATGAAGCGCCACCACTGAAACCAGCATTGCCTGTGCCACCATAAGTACCAGATTGTGTGTTGGTGGTTGGTGATTCGGAAAGAAACTCACGCTCTTCGCGGAGAGTTTTTTCTTGGTTTTCGAGCAGGACAGCGGTAACCATTCTACGATGTGAATCTTTGATTCCATCTAGTCCTTGATAGTCAAGGATTGGTGCCCACTTCTCCTGCAAATATTCTGCATTGAACATTTGCATTTGTTTTACCTCTAGTTAAAATGTGTTAGTTTGATTTGCTTATGATTTAAAAATCACTTATTAGATGTTCTGCTGAGAACTGACAAGTATCTTTCCATAGCACCACTTACTTGGGATGCATTTGAATAATCTACTTCTTCAGATAGATTCTCAGTGACTTCTTTTTGAGTACTAGTGCTATTAATTGGGAAGTATGATTCCCTCAAAGTTACCAGTTTCTCACGATAGTTTGCTTCACTATCAAACTCAACATTTTCAGCAAGAGAAGCGAGTTTGTCCTTCTGAGAAAGTGCAAGACCCTCAGCGACATCGGCAAAGATTACATCAGCAACTGACTCTGCTAATCTGTTATTAAGAGCAATATTTCTTTCGATTTGCTCGTTGAGTTTTTGTTCCATTTCATCAAGTTTATCTACCATACTCTCGATTACATCATATTTCTCTTCAGGGATTGATACATAATGATCTTCAAAAAGACCTCTCATTCCCAGAAGGAATGATTCAGTCATTTCAGTTTTAAGACCTGCTTCAATAGCGAGTGCATTTTCAGCAACCCACTCGTCGGCAACATACTCAAGGTATGCATCGACTCTTTCTACAAGTCCTTGCTTAATAATTTCAATTTCTTCTATGAGAGCATTCCCATAGGTTTCTTGAAGTTCTTCTTTGATTTCTGCAACCTTAGATCTGATTGCAGTTTCGAAGATGGTACGTGCTTTCTCTTGGAATTCTTCGGAGAGTTCTTCGCCAGCAAGAAGAGCATTGACATCTTCTTCGATGTCATACTCTTCCTTCATTTCATCTTCGTCCTCATCCCCATTATTCTCATCATCTTTTCCGGATGTAGAAGGATTATTAGTACCACCCTTCTTCTTCTTATCTTCTTCTTTGCCCTTTTTGCCACCTTCTTCTTCTGCGGTTTCTAAAAGTGCCTCATCTTCGTCATACTCGGCATCTTCTTTTGTCATCGTGCTTCTCATAGGATCTGCTGCTGCAGCCTTAGCATTAACAACATTCTTGACTTGTTGAAGAGTTGCTGAAGGGTCTTTGAGTTTTGCTGTACCATCAGGTTGATTTGTATAATCTTCTGGAGTAGGTCCACCCAAATCTTCCCATGCACCGGTTTGTCCAGGAGCAATTCCAGTGGACAACTTTGGCATTGGTTCAGCAGGTGCGGCTCCTTTGGTTACTACGTTTTCCATTTCTTGTAAATTGCTACCAACGGACATTTTAGATCTTGTGTATAATCTATATTTATTTATAAATTAAAGATTTGCTAAGAAATCTTGAAATAATTCAATTTTATGTTCCTGAAGTATTTTTTCATCAATAAGAGTATTAATTCTACGCTTAGTTTTCTCGGCAACTTTTTCACGAAGAACTCCACCTTCCCAAACCCATTCCTTTCCTTCCATAATTCCCTGAACAAATGCATCAGGAGCAGAAGGATCTGCAACAATATCGGCAGCGGTTGCTAGCATAAAATCTTCACCAACAATTTTATGACCTTCATTAGTTAATCTAAGTGAACCTACACCACGAGAAGAAACTCCAAGACAAACACCTTCACCAATAAGTGCCTTAGCAATCTTACCCATTGGAGTCTCTAGAAGTTGTGCCTTACCAATAAAATTGCTTCCCTTTTGTTCAAGAGAAATAATTTTATGAGAAACTCGATCAAGATTGACGGTAGGACCATCTGGGTGTCCAAGTTCTCCAAGAGCACGACCCCTATTAATAAAGGACTCATTGTATCTCATTACCTCTTTTGCAAGAGTTTGCATTGGATACATTCTGCCGTTACGATTGCAGATATCACCTTGAAGGAAAACTCCTTCAATAAACATTTTCTTTTGAGCACCTTTGCCTTCGGTGATGAATTTGACTTGTTGTACTTCTTCGGTGATGAGTTTCATTTTAGTTTGTGAACGCTACTTTATTTGCTTTAATTGCCACTGATGTCCAAATAACATCGGTACTAAGTTTCTGTAGGAATTCCACAGATGAACCGGGCATTGTAAAGAAATTTGTGGTCGCAGCACCAACCGAAGTATTTAATCCAACTGTAACAATTCCGGTTTGGTTGTTGAATATACGAACACAAGTTGCCTCACCAATACTGGTTGCAGTACCAGCAGTAGTTGCAGTATTTACTTCAGTTGTGATGACCTTTGTGATTTGCATTATTCTTGATCCTCAACATCTTCCTCACCAAACATTGCAGAAGCAACATGTGGTCTAGCACCATCAACTCTTTCCGCTGCCTTAGCAAACAGTAGATCTTTGATTTTATCGGTAACTTCTGAAGCAGAAGAATCTGTGGCAATCAAATCGATAAGTTCTTCCATAAAAATTTTAATGTATTATTATAATAATTATTTATATCTCTGCTTTTTTAGTATCTTTTTGCATCTGAGCATTTGTCTGTTGTCCTTGCTGATCAAGATTTGGATCTTCGGGAATTTCTCCTAGTGGATTTTGAATTCCCATGCCAGAATCTATTCCCATTCCAGGATCTCCTTCTGCTGGTGGCAAAGGTTCTCCAGTAATTGGATCTATTGAATTTGGATCTGGAATAATTCCCTTCTTGATTTCGGTCTTAATTTGTTGATCAATTTCAATGATCTCACTATCAGTCTGACGAAGAACTTTTCTACGAACATATTCTTTGGAGAAATATTTTCCAATATAAGGTTCAATCGTTGCAAGAGTACCAAGTCTCTCATTCAGTAGTTCTGATTCTTTTAATTCTGCAAACTGATTATCATACAAGAAATCATATTGAATATGATCTGTCATCAAATCCCAATCTTTTGGACTAACAATATTCTTCAAAACTAGTTGTGTTTTGAGCATATCATTAAACATATTTGCAAAACGCTTTCTCAAACGACCTACAAATTTTGCAAATTTCAATTCATCTCTCAGAATTTCTGATGAACGTCCAAGATTAAATCCATCTCCACCACCAGCAATTCTGGATTCTGGAACATTAAGTGATCTGTAAAGTTTTTTCTGAAAATACTCAATATCACTAAGTTCTCCAAGATTCTGCCCACCAGGAAGAGTTGTGATTTCTGTTCCACGTCCACCTTCTCTACGTGGTAACCAGAAATCTTCCATCATAGACATAAACTTGCGATCATCACGAACTTCACCAGTTCCTGCATCATAAACAAGTTTATTTCTGTAGCGAGACATAACCTCTTTGAGATATTGTTCTGCCTTTACCTTTGGGAGATTGCCAACATCAATATAGAAAATTCTACGTTCTGGAGCACGAGACAGTCTATAGATAACAAGAGAATCTTCAATCATTCGAAGTTGATTGAGTGCCTTAATTGCCTTGTGTAGATATGAAAGAATAGTACCTTTGTTTCTATCTATCAATCCAGAAGTAACATATGTGATAGAATCCTTTGCAATCTTAATTTGTTTTGTGGCACCACCACCAGATATCATTCCTGGAGATGGGTATGATGGTACAGGTGAATATAGAAAATATTCTTCTATTTCCGGATAAAATACCTTGTCAGTTTCCTGAATGGCATTCATATTCATCATGCCATTCTTATTCGCCTTCTTTTCTTGGCGAACAAATTTCATTTTCATGGGATCAATATATCTAAGATCCTGAATACCCTCTTGAGGTTTTTTAATATCAATAACCTTTAGATAATATAATTTTCCATCAACATACCAATTCCTAAAAATTTCATGGGATTTTTTATCAAAATCCAATAATTCTTTAATATATTTGAATTCTTCTCTAATTTTTTCCTTTAATTTATCACTTGCATTTAAATTTGAAAGTTCAATTTCAACTGGAGAATCATAAAGATCACTTACAATTGCTTCATTTACAACATCTTCAATAGCACCATCACATTCTGGATGAAGTGCCATTTCACGATATCTTTTAATTAAATCAAATTCAGTTCTATAGACACCCTCAATGTCCAGATACTGCCCATAAAATCCACTTGCAATAAAATTGTCTACCCCGTCGTCATTGTTAGGTGGAACGGGGGAGACAATAGATTTAGATTTTAACTTATCATTAGAATCATCAATCGAAAATCCAAAAAGTTTTGCCATCTTATAAGTTTAGACCGTATGTTCTATTTAGTTGATATTGCCACCACCAGCATTTGTTCCAGTACCCTTAACTGCTTCCCACCATTGAACTTGGAATTCACAAGTGAACTCTTCAATTGCATCAACGGTTTCGGTTGAAAGAGCAATTTGGGCAATATTTGTTGGGAAAATATCGTACATGTGATATGCTCTCAGTGTAGAACCATCACGATCAAGTTGATAGACAAAAGCATCTGCTTGATATAGTGCTGGATCGGTAGCACCAGTGGCATCAGAAACTTTATTAATTGAATTGATCCAAGTTTCAAGAGCAGAGCGAATTGAAAAATCTGTATCGTTGATAATAGTAACAGTCCAAGATTCGAAAGTTCTGTCTCCAGCAATCTTGAGAATTCTTCCTCTAAATGGAACATTAACTGGTCCAATTGTTGATGCTGGAAGAGCAGCTGCTTTTATTAAGAATCTTGACTTATCAAGAACATTACTATCGGTTGGTGCAGAACTTGGAAAAGATAATACTACTTCGAAAAGATTTGCACGAGCGCCACCACCAGAGAGTTTACTCTTGAAGTCGGTAATCTTCCTTAAAGGAGGTGGATTTAGTTGAGATCTAGTTGCCATGATTGTTTACCTCTTGTTAATTAGAATTGACCGATTACTTCATCAAACGAAACACCAGTTCTGGTGGCAACAAAAGTAAGACCAATGAAGTTAATTGATCTTGCTGGTTTAATGTAGATATCAGCGACGAATTCATTTGAGTCGATGACGGCCGCTGTGTTGTTTGTTTCATCACAAACAACTACATAATCATAGATTCCTCTCTTTGCCTGAACATCACGTAAGAAAGGTTCAACAATATTTACAAAATTTGTTCTTGTGATCTCATCGTTGAATTCAAATAGTTGATCCTTAGCAGCTGCGGCGATTGCAGTTTCTAAGTAAACAAAGAGTCTGCGAACGTTGATTCTATCGAATGCTGATGCCTTACCATATCCAGTCTTATCTCCAAAGAGAACAATTCCTGCACCAGGTGAGAAGATGATAGGATTAATTCTATTTGAATAAAGACGATCTCTCTGAGACTTGGAAGGATTATATGCAAGTTTTACTGCATTTAAGATAGCACCTCTTGAAGTTCCTGCTGGAGAATACCATGGGAAATTATTAATATCATTACGAGCACAAGTTCCTGCAATATCACCATTCAGAGGAATATATCTGAAAGTATCGGAGAATCTATCGTACATGTACTTGTAACCACTATCAAAAACTGCATAAGTTGAAGATGTAATTGGTGAATAGAATTGAAGTACTTTATCAGTAATATCAGATGCAGATCTGACTGTTACTGCAGTTTGATCTGAAGTATCCGTAAGAGCAGATCCCCTATATGGTGAAATGAATGCAAGCGCATCTTTTCTCAGTTCCGCAACAGAAATTAATTTTTCTGCAAGTGCCTGAGCATTTTCCATTGTATAATTTGCTGATCCCATTAAAAGAAAATCAACTTTATAATTATCAGTATTTTCAAATAAATCATATCCAGAAGAAATATCTGATATGGTTGAAGTCAATGCCCCATTTGCCGAGATTGTAGTAGAACCATCGTAATTTTTACCTCCACTAAGAACAAAATTCTTAGGACCAATTGCACCAAAAATTGCACTATCTGCTTCCTGATCCCAGGCAAAATCTGTTTGTGGAACAAATCCAGAACTAAATCCAGTTGAAGTAATTCCTGCAGGAGCAGAACCACCAAAAATGAATGTGGAATTATTTTCCAGATACTTTCTCCAATATGCTGGACTTCCAACAGAATATTGAGCATCAGATGCTTTGGAAATATTCAAGTGCTTTTCAAGAATTGTTCCTGCATTTCCAGTAATTGATCCGGATGCATCAATAACTACAATATGGAATTCATCAAATCTTGCTCCTCTCGTATTTGCATAATCTGAAGTAAATGGGCGATCAGCAACGGTATTCCAAGGAATTGTTATCTCAGTGGTTGCAGATCCAACAGGTGCGGTAGTAATGGTGAGATTTTGTTGATCAAACCAATCTATTTGTGAAGTTGGAGTAGGTGTAACTACTGATGTGCCATTAGCAGTTGTAATTCCTAATTGTGTTGTGGCGGAAAATGAATAAATTCCTGCAGGTTGATAATCAACGACTGTTTCAGTTCCTGCAGCAGAAACATGACTCAAAACCTTTACTGAAAGTTTTCCGGCACCAATTTCAGTAACAATACCCTTAAGTACACCGTCAAGAACCGATGTTCCACCAGCACCTGCCTTAACTTTTCCTACTACTGATTGAGTAACTCCGTGCCCAACAATAATATTTGTTGTACTGACTCCAAGAATTTGATCAGCCTTTGCATCAATTAATCCAACACGAATACCATTCGACCAAGATCCTGGATTTCTTGCCACAACAGTCACACCACTAATTGGATTTTCACTAAATCCCAATTCGAGGTAATGATCTAAACTTTTAACTTTAACACTGGATGCAGTACCAACAAATCCATTCTTCAAATCTGAATCATCAGATCTTATGACTCTCAATGATCCACCATAAGCAAGATAAGATGATGCAGTTAACCAATGCTCATAGTGCTTATCAACTGCATATGGTTCACCGAAATTGTTTAGAAGATCTTGCTCATTCTCTACTAAAATTGGTGAACCTACAGGCCCCTTTGCGAAGGGAGCAACAATTGCACCAATTTTATTAGAAGTTGGTGCGACTCTACCAACTGTTAAATCAACTTCTCTTACTACAATTCCAGGAGATGCTAAATTTAGCGCCATTTGTATTCCCCGTCAGGTCCAGAATTATTCTAAAAGTATTTATAATTTTCGCCTCTTTAGCGATAGTCCCACATATGAGAACGATCACCATACTCATCAACATTCCAGACTTCTAGTGGTTGATTTTCATTTTGTGCTGTTGCAAACATCCATCTATCCCCAGTTTCTGGTTCTATGAAAGCATCAGTATCATCCAGTCCATCCAAAATAAATCCAAAAGGTGCCATATCTTGTTCAATTTGATTTTTGTGTTCCTCATAAATTCTTTTGCGAACATCATTGTTAGTCATCTCCTTAAAATAGTCTTGTGCCACTAACCATGAGAATATAACAAGACACATTGCAAGATCATCATTACAACCCTCTTCTGCCTCAAACGATCTACCTTTTTGAATGAAAGTTGTAAGTTCGGAGATCATGTCATAATCATTAATTGTAAGTTTATCATCCTCAATTAATGTTCTTAAATTTGAACATCCCAATTTTTTAACTGCGGATGTCATGCGAACACCAAGTTGTGATTTTTTTCCACTAAATCCTGATCCAACAATCTGCCCTGCACGTCCTCTCATTGCACACATCAAAACATTATCATATTCAAGATCGAAGTGAAGAATATTTGCTACCTGATCTCCAATATCATTTACTTCTACCAATAACCATGCATCATCATATGCTTTCGCTACCTCATAAATGATACTTGGAAACATCATTGGTTTTATTTCATTATTTTTATATTTTGCCACTGTTTTATAAGGAAAATTGGTAATATCGAAGACTATAAATGCCGAATAGTCACTTCCAACTCCTCTTGCCACATCAACAGTAATTAGATAATTATGTTCTTCTTTTGGATCTTCATAAACATCAAGTCCTTTACTTCTCTTTGATGGATCTTCATAAATTAAGGTTCTTAATTTTGTGGGATTGATCAGAGTATCAACAGATCCTAAGAATTCGCATTCAAACTCAACTTTGAACTGTTGTTCACTGGTGTTGGCAATCGTGGATGCCTTCCATTTGGCGTCCCTACCAGGCACTTCTGACCAATGAACATCTGTAGGGACATATTCATTTTTGCCCTTCTCAGCGTCATGCCACATACGGTAGAAGTGATTCATACCATGAGGTGTGGATACAATAATTACCTTTGTGGATTTAC